GTTCCAAGCCCAAATAAAAAAACGTATTATGTATCTCCTGCGAATAGTTTGTGTTTTATGGATGGGGGAATTGATTATGCGTTAAGTAGAATTATTTTTCCTGATATTGAAAAAGAAGTCAAGAATATTGTGAAACAATTGGGTATTACAAGTATTGTTGGGAAACCATATTTACCTATTGGGAGTTCTATTATAGTAAATAAGGGTGATAAATCACTTATCATTTCACCAACAATGTTATTACCTCAAAATGTTTCAAATACGAAAAATGCTTATTATGCTACAATGGCAGTTTTGTACAACATTTGTATCAATAAAAAAGAAAACATTGCAGAAACGGACATTATTTTTACATCGTTTTGTTGCGGGTACGGAAAAATGGAAGAAGATGTATCTATTCAACAAATTATAAATGGACTAAAAGATTATATTGACTATAAACCCAAACTAGTTTACAAAGATGTCATTATAAATGAACCGAATCTATATGATCAACCTAAATATTATCAAAATACTGAATTTTTCTCGATAAAACCAGAAGAAATTATAATTAGTTAACTAGGCGTAGACAGAACAGTTCAGTTCCCAAATAAAGACATTCTCATGTTTTGCTTTTCGGGCAGCAATGGGTCGTCGATCGTGTCTCGCGTGAGTTCCATATAGAATTTCATTCGGTCTGAATTATATTGTGTTTTAAAAAGATTCACATATCGCAATACATGTTCTCTCGTTAATTCGAAATCGAGAGAAAATCCCGAAGACTGTTCTGTACAAAAATCGAAAAACCGAGTATAGTGCGTCAGGAGTATACTTTTCAAGAAGAAATATGAAAAACATTGAGTAGATTCGCTATATGTTGCCGCTCTAACTTTATCGCTCATTTCAAAGAACCCGATGTTGTGCTGATCTAATAGTTTATTCAATTGCATACATGAAAATATAACTTCTTTATTTAGTTGAATCGAGAGAAGGCGCAGCCAATTTGAAAACTCATTAAATGAGATCGAGTTTACTTTGGGCCGTTTTTTTCTAGTCCGTTTATTTTTATCTTGTTTTTCAAACACGATAAACATGTCGTTCAAGATTTCACCCCACGTTTCACAATACGATTCATACAATCTCAGATCCTGGACATTTACAGGGAACATTTCTCTCATTTGTCCTTCGGCCTCGGTCATATATTCCGGTTTCAAATCGATAAAGTCCAACCCACTATTGTGAAACGATTCATGAATCAATACTTTGAACCATTCCTCCATTCGAAAAATACAAATTTCAGTCATTTCCGAACATCCCGTCGTAAACCCGGTATTGATATGGTTCTGATCCAGTTTTGTTAATTTGGATGCTGGTAACGTTTTGTGTAAACTAGTCATGTACAAGAAAATATTCACTGTTTTCGAGCAGACATTGTCTTGGTATTCGGACCCCGTATTGTTTATTTTCGCATAGTTCTGTAGAACATGTAACCAAATATACGTATCTTTTAGAATTTCCTTGACCTTTTTGATACATTGCTCTTTTGTCATTTTCTCCAGTATAATGAATATTTCATACTTTCTCTCGCCTAAGATGAATTCAAATTGATTAGCGGAGTAACTATTTTCTTCAATATGGATTTTTATCGGATCTTCAATGTATTCGAAATTTCTCATTTTCGGCAAAGGATTGCATTTTTGGGTATTTATCCGATTGAGCGATAATATACTGCGATTCTGAAGATTCCAAGAAAGGTGTGCATTTTGTATGTTGCTGTAGATACTTCTCAATGGCTCGTTATTTTTTTTGGTCAGCGATAACAAATGTACCGGATCATTTTGTTTGATATCGTCGTATATGATATTCACATATTTGAGGATATTATGCGTTTTCGTTTTTGGTTGCTGCATTATATTTGATATTAGATTAGATTAGATTGGCCGGAGTTCTTATATCATATCGACAAACCGGACAATGTGCGTTTCGAGAGAACCAATTTTGCAGTGCGCTCGACTTGAAAATATGTCGGCAGTGTTTTATACGGCATATCTGTTCGTTATCTTGGAATTCATCTAAAGTAATTGGACAGGAACGTGTATCTGCCATCGTTTCTCGGTCATATACACAATATTCCGTAGCACTTGTGAAATGGTTGATAGTTGGAATATCGTAGCTGTCGGGAGATCCTGTTCCAGCTGGGAAAATTCCGTAGAACGGAAAATTATGAAATTCGGATTCGCCGCTGTTCCGAGAACGTTGTCTTGTTATCGGCCCACCTCCATTTATATTTCGTCCCACACTTTGTAAATGTCGGACCATCATTGAAATATTATTTTGATATAATCTCATATTTTCCTGATAATTTTGGTATAAGATGTGCGTATCGTGCAATTGATTTCGAATGTTCATATCATGGGATGTACGGCTTTGGGTCTGTGGAGGAATATTATTCGAGAAAGAAAGATCAAATACTATATTTTCCAGATGAGTTTCGTTTGTTCCTGAATAAGATACATCTATGGGATTTGAAAAAGGAACGTCGACTGACTCGGTTCGGGAAAGAGCTTCTCCCATCCGCGAAATTGCTGTTGCCGTATTGGGGAAATTACTTCTCAGGACAGTTTGAAAAGCCTCTTCTAATATACGTTCTAAAGAAGTATCGCTCATAACTGATACAAAAGTTATGCTATATACATTTTATAGAATCTAATTTCGTATTATGAACGACCAAACATTTGTTCCTTTTGGCATATGCAACCTAGGCAATACCTGTTTTATCAATTCGTGTCTTCAGATATTGTGTAATTTAGACAGTTTTAGTCAAGTATTGAAAACCAGCAAACAAAAACTGCACGAATCCATTCCGGAAATAGCCATTTGGAATAACTTGGAGAACATTTGCGAAAATAAAATAATTTCACCACGAAAGGCAGTGATGAACCCACAGGGATTTATTCAGGCAGTCCAATCCGTTGCGAAAATAAAAAACGAATTCATGTGGTGTGGTAATATGGAAAATGACTTTATAGAGTTCCTTCTTTTTCTGATTGAATGTCTTCATGCATGTGTGAAAAGACAATATGTCATTGTAGTAGAAGGCGATGCAAAAAATGAAACGGATAAATTAGCAGTAATATGTTATGAATTCCTTAAATCCCATTATGAAAAAGATTTTTCCGAAATTTACGAGTTGTTTCAAGGGATCCTTGTTTCGACAATCCAGCCGATAGACTTGAAAAAAGAGGTACATTCGCGAAATCCGGAAATGTTCTTCACATTAGACTTGCCCATCGTGGAAAATCAACAACAATGCTCTCTTTATGATTGCCTAAACATATTTTTCGAGAAGGAAACGCTAGAAAACGACAATGCATGGCACAATGAAAAAACGGGGGAAAAAGAAGCAGTTGTCAAGTCTTTTTGTGTTTTCCGTTTTCCCCCCGTTTTGTGGATAAGCATGAAACGATTTTCATTCAATGGGAGAGCGAAAATAAAAACAAGAGTAAGTTTTCCCGAAACGCTGAATATGCAATCATATTGTAGTGGATATCATGCGCCTTTGCAAATTTATCATCTTTACGCGATTTGTAATCATTACGGATCATTGAATCATGGTCATTACAACTGCTGCATTAAAAAAGAAGAAAACTGGTTTCTATGTGACGACGACAATGTTGCGCCGGTTTCGGAAGAAACTGTCCTGAAAATGCAATCTGAAGTATATTGTCTAGTTTATGTGAAACAAGAGCATTAAAAACGAAACAACAAAAATATGTGAATAGAATATACGCAATTAAAGTTATGGCTGCAACAGATATTAGCAAAAATGATTTAAGCGGTAATTTGAAAAAAACATCAGTCGATTTGAGTGGCAGCACAATAAAAGATATCAGTGGCATCGATATCAGCGGATCATTTCTCAGTAATTTGCTTTCGACACAGACCGACGATAAAAACTTGCCATTGTTTGTGCGTGTCTTTAATAATTCTTATATCATGTTCATGGTTTGGTTTTTAGCAATATATTTAGTCATTTACGCCTTTTTTGGAGTATTTTTGAACCCCAGACGAGATCCGGAAATGGAACGTCGTTTCAGTACAACTATTGACATGTTGGCGTTTGGTAGTATTTTTTTATTTTTTCTTTATCAGGCGTTCACTACAAAAGATTTAACTCAAGCTGGGTTTGTTGATGGAGTTAAAAAATTTTTGAAGGATTTCTATGGTAACCAACTTTCTCTTTTTTCAACCATGCTTTTCCTCCTGACGTTTTACATGCTGATCTTCGTTTTGAGAATACCAATCGGGAGGTCGAAACCATGGTCAATCAAATTTATCGAGTTCTTCGGCTTGTTATTTTTACTATCGGTTTTCATATATGATTTTTTCAAGTATTTCCTTGGGTACGATATGCTCGATATCTTAGGAGACCCTGTAATGAATGATATTTTAGGTGCAGTAGGTGCACCACTAAATATCCAGCTTGCCGAAAAAGAGCAGGTGTTCAATGTGTCGAATAATATATACACATATGATGACGCGAAAGCAGTTTGTAAAGCGTTCAATGCGCGCTTATCTACGTACGATGAAATCGAGGCGGCGTACGACCATGGAGCAGAATGGTGTAATTATGGCTGGTCTCAAGGTCAAATGGCATACTTTCCTACACAAAAAGATACATGGACTAAATTGCAAGACAGCGATTTAAATAAAAACAGTTGTGGTCGTCCGGGAATAAATGGGGGACATTTCACAGACCCCAATCTTAAATTCGGAGTAAACTGTTTCGGAATAAAACCGAAACCTTCCGATGTGGAAAAAAATATGATGGATGCGGTAAAAGATACCCCGATTCCTCAATCGAAAGAAGAAATTGCTTTAGCGGAAAAGGTTAAATATTACCAAGAAAACGGAAATAAAATGCTGATTGTAAACTCGTTCAATAAAGATAAATGGTCACGGTACTAATCTATCCGCCCGATCAATTCTTCTTTTTATAGAACTGCATCAATGTTTGGATCCCGTTGTTTTTATTATACAGATCTGTGAGAAATGGTTCGAATAGTACCCGTTTCACTTGCTGGGAACAATATTTTTCTCGTTTCTTCATGAACAACTCTAAATCGTCGTTACTAGTTAGACGCAACTGTTCTATTTGTTTCCGGTACTCTGTAAAGTCAGCTGTCCGTTTTTTCTTGTATTCGTAAATCTTTTCAACCGCCAAGCTTAGTAGCTGCTGCAACGGATTCATTAGCTGATTCGTAATGTAATATGTATAATCCAAAGCCAAATTTTTCTTTACAATGAATTCCGGAGTTTCGATTCGATTTCCCAATAATCCGTCGGGATCCGTATTGCAAAGAATAAATACATATTTAATCCTGTCACCTGGTTTTGGTTTATTTCCCGGTTCTCGTTCTCCGATTCTATCTGCCAAAACTCTGTGCGCTATTTGACTAGGGTTCTTGTAGTCGCTTCGTAATGCCTTTGTGATGGCCAGTTTTTCCATCGACACTTCTCCATTTACTAACCTCTGTAGCATTGTATTCAAAAACTCGATGGCTTTTTGAATATTATCAGGTTCTTTCATGAGTATAGTCAGAATCCCGCCATAAACATCTTTCACGTAATCGCACGAATCTCGACGTTTCAGTGGCAATCCCATGAACTTCAGTTTTCCCTTGTTCGGATCTTTTTCGTACAGCATTCCCACATATCTTTTTTTTGAAAGCAATATAAACGACATGAGCGTTTTTTCATAAGCTAATTCCATTGGCGGAGGAAGGAAAAGCGAACACAAGTAGGCCGCCTCTTGTGCGATTTCTATTGTCAAAGCCAACGCTTCTTTTCCTCTAATAGGCGCTCCAGTTGTCACGTCCTCCAAATTAAACGTGAAGAATACACTATCTGTGTCTCCGTAAACATACGCTGATCTCGTGCGGACTTTTGTTCCCTCGATTTTGGTTGAATACACCAGGTCTTTGTAAATTTCTTCAACCATCCGTTTCGCATAGGTAATCATCATCCGACCGATTGCTGTAATGGATGCCGCTACATCTTTTTCGAAGAATGTACTTACACTTGAACCCATTTGACCATACAATGAATTCGCAGTTACTTTATAACCAAGTTGTCTCTTGTCCAGAACATTGGACAAGAAGGGATCGCTTTCCTTTTCACCCTTCACTCTTGTTTCTTTTCTTGCCTTTAACAAATCTCCGATGATACAAGGAATAATTCCTTCTTGTCCTTCTGGGAATATCGCCCAGCGACAGACTTTTTTTCCTCGCTTTTCCTTTATTTTACGACCCAGTTTCCCATTTGCTGTAAATAACTGCACGGTTTCGAAATGGTCGAACTGGGTTTCTATGTATCTGTAACCCGGTAAATTATCATACTCCATGCTTTTGGCCAACAGAGCTTTTTGTTTCAACGGAGATTTATCTCCCAGAGGTATACCGTTGATACATTTCAAGTTATTCTGTAAATCATATAGTTTCGTCCATACTTTGCTATTCGGCGACAAATTCCATGCTTTGGCGATTGATGGATACAATGACGCATAATCATTACATGCAACCGGATTTTCCCCGTACATTGCACATTTCGGCGGTAGAACGATTGCGCCTTCGTATCCATCATCAGACATCACGTGTTCGAGATCAGGCATTAGCGTGTTTTTTTGTCGGCATACTTTTGCCACATAACTCGTCAGTTTGATCCCTTGGCCGCGGAAAACCAGAAAATTTATCGGGACACTACAAATGCCAGCCATTTCGTTATACCCAGTAAGAATATCGGTTTTTTTCATCAAGTGCTGGACCAAGTTACAATCTTGAATACAATATTTTGCGACGATTGCACGATCGGCAGATGAACCACGTGTAAGTCTGAAAATATCTTGAGGACTCACATCGTCCTTCGCCATGCCCCATTTCAGAGACTGAGTTTTCGCATTCAACTCGCAATACTGTCCCTCCAAAACAATTACATTATACAATCCGGCTTTAATATCGAATGCATTTTTCTCGGCTACCGCAATGTTTTGAAGCAGTTTCTGTACTCGGAACTTTTTACCTTTCATGTAATAATCCACTGTGAAACTAGTCATTTCGATATGAATAAAGTCGTTTGCATTCAATCCCGCCAGATTTTTACTGTAAAGCATCGTCGTATTATCATCTTTGTTAGTTTCCACTGCGACAATATCGTCACGAATAAAGTTCCCCGCTACATCATCCAATTTGAACGAAGAAAGGTTGTAATCTCGCCGGAAATAAAACAACAAATCGATTTGAAGTCGGCCAGAAATGCCCGGATAATGTAATTCGTAGTCTCCACTTGCAAGTCGGTTTTTCGTCATTTCAAGTGATTGTTCCTTATTCTTTCCCGTTTCTTTGAAACACGTTTCCCCTATGATTCGCGATAAATTGAACGCCTTTTCGACAATACCCAATTCTTGGGCCCGTTGAAACATGAACGCATAATCGAAACCGAAAATATTATAACCAATAATAATATCGGGGTCTTCGATACTAATCATATCTGCCCAAGCTTCTAAACAAGCACTTTCCGTAGATACTGTTTGAATTTCGGCACCAGGAATCTTCTCGCAAGATCCAACCACAATACAATGATTCTTATACGGTTCTGCTTCGCCATATTTCATGAATGTACTACCGATGAATGTCACCTCGTCACCCTTCAGTTCTGGGAATCCCGGATGATTCGTCATTTTCTCATTCAGTATGCGGACTTTGGTTTCACGACTATAAGATTCATGAAGCAACACCGACGACAATGTCATGGTATCTTCTTCTTTTTGAAAGTCTTTTTTAACCGACGAATGAAAGTAGACATTTTCGGGTACTTCTCCAATTCCACTACCAAACCCCCCGACTGCTACCTCGGCTTCTTCGTCGTTATTATTGGGATCTTCTACCTTTTCCAACGTTTTCGCGTCGTCTGCAATCTTTTCAAACATGTTGCATATTTTCGAAGTGGTTTTCCTCATACTCATATGTTCAGATCCGGCTTCTTTGATATGTGTTTCGATTTCCTTCAAAGAAGAAGTTAATAATTTCAAAACAGATTCTTTGATTTGGGCCTTGACTATGTTTTTCTTCGGAAAGACGCAGTCGATATTCTCAATGGAACCGATTGAGAACGCGGCGAGAATCATTTGTTTCAGTAATTGGTCTGCTTTCACAAGATTGTCCGATTTCAGATCGCCTCTCGCTATGCGCAATTGAAAAGAATCCACGATTTGTGTGGCCAATCGTTTATATGTTTTTTTAGGAAGAGGAAAGTCACCATGACTACTACTTGCTTCTATATCGAAACTGCAAATTTTATAGGGGACTCGGGTTTCTTTATTTGGCAATGGTTTCAGACTTTTTGGCGTGCAAATATATTCATAAACACAAGATGAACATTTTGTTTCCGGAACTATAGACTGGGTAATCTCGATCCAGCCAGAAGGACTGATTTCGTGGATATGGAAATAACGAAGAAGCGGCGGAATCTTGCTTTCATAGAGAAACAGTTCGTCGCCCCCGTAGCGAAAGGGTTTATACTTTCTGGTATATTCTCCAGTTTCTGAAACGTGGCTTTCATACCACATATTTCTCACCTTGTTGAACACGTCGATATTCGAAAACGTGAGCTTTACAAATTGAAATTCCATATTTCCTGTAAATTCGTAAAGTTTATTATGCTTGACCAATATTGCGGATTTCAAACACGCGCCGTGAAATGATTTCAATTGATCACGCAAATAATCTTCAAACATCTTCGCTTTTCCATCGGTCCATTCATTCGTGACTTTGATGTAAAAGAACGGACAAAATCCATCTATGTAAATCATACACGATTGTCCTGATTCGTTTAGTCCGAACATTTGGATCCGAAATAATCGGTTATTTGTTTGAGTTTTAAACGGTTGTTTTTGTTTCACACCCTCTTCTTCCGTGTTTTGAATCTGA